TTTACTGTTGAACCCCAAGATGTTTGTAAAGTACCAGATGTAAAATCTGAACCAGCAGCTAACCACCATATTACATTCATACTTAAATTATTGTCGTTTGTAAAAGCACCTGTAGTATCTCCAGCAAAAGTTATTTCTTTTTTCTCCCAAGTGTTCGCTGAATTAATTGTATAAGATTTATTAATGTTTCTTGAATTATCTGCATCATCAATTTCACAAACATAAGTTCCAGTTTTATTTGATTTAACCCAAAAACTTAATGTAAGACTTTCTGCATTTGCAGTTCCTTTTTTTAAATATTGTAAATTTTGACCTTCAAATCTTGTTTGCATAAGAAGTAAATTACCAGAATCAGGAGAAGCTTTAGCCGTTGTGCAATCCATTTTTAAAGATTTAGCAAAACCTTGACCACTAGGTACATCAGTTGATTGAGATTGTGTCCAAGTTCCTAAAGAACCTAGAGAAAGAAGCCATCTATCTATTGTTTTGTATCCACCGTCTGTAATACCACTTTCAGAAGTTCCTCTTTGAGCAATACTCATATCTCCATTGATGATGATGTTTCTGAAAGGGTTGCTAACAGGAGTAAAAGATAAATCAGCAGTAGTTATAGTTCCATCAGAAATTTTTGCAGAGGTTACTATACCATCTGCTATATCATCAGTTTCTAAAACTGCATCTGCTGGTTTTGTTCCAAGATAAGCCATTACGATACATCTGTTAAAAGTTGTAAATGAACATCAGCATGACCTGAAGCGTTATCTGATTGTGCTTGAATTTTATCTGAAGTTTGTAAAACTATTTTAGGTAATTCAATAGATGAGCCTGTAGGTAATGGAATATTCTCAAATATAAATTTTCCAGCAGTTGCTGAGTCATCATATTTTTTTAATGAAACATTTATTGAAGTAGTTGTTGTATTAGCAATAGTTCCAGCGATTACTAAAGATTTATTACTTGCTGTAAATACATCTGTAAGAGTTGCATCAGTTAAACTTATTTGTGCATCTGAAAAATTATTAGCCATATTATTATCCTAAAGCGATTGAAAATGGAATAGCACTTGGGTCTGTTTCTGTAATAGAAACACCACTAGGAAGTGTTATTGCATTGGTTGATGTGTTAATTGAAAATAATTCTAAGTCATCTGTTCCGTCAAACAGTTTCATAGCGATTGTGTTTGTTGCAGAATTATCTAGCCAAATCGTTCCAGCTATAGCAGAAGCTGGTCTTGATGAACCTAAATGCCCTGTATTCAAAGCATTTAAACTACTATTTAGATCACTTCTAAATTGAGCAAATGTTACGTTATCTATTGTTATTTGTGATACTTGTGCCATAATTAAATTATTACTTGTCCTACTCCTTGTACAATATAGTCGAAAGTTCTGTCAATACTTGTATCACTACTATTAAAAAATTCAATAGTAAATCCTGTCGTGGATTTTGAAGTTATTGTATAATAATCTCCATTGGCTAATGATTGAGCCGAGATACCTATTGCTGGGTTTAGTTTAAATCCAAAATCATAAGTTATTGTTTTTCCCCCTGTGCCAGAACTAATATCATTACCACTTTCATTTCTTTTAGATAAACTTGCTGTAACTGATAATTCATCTATTAATGCTCTAGCCCTTAAATTATCAGATGTAAATAAAACTCTGAATTTAAAATAACGACCTATATGCTCTCCAATAGTAAATGGTTTAAATGCTGAATAAGTAACATTATCATCACTTGTAGATATTTCTAATATAGTATGTGCGTCTCCTGATGAAGTTCCATCAAAAGGGTTTGGTCTTCCATCATCAAATAAAGTAGTTGCATCTGGTCTTCCATTATCAAATACCTCTGATACATCTTCAATAAACTGTGTAACAGATGCTGTAAATTGTCCTTTAAATTTAGCACCTAAATCTATTGTGTTTGCAAATTCATAAATACCTTGTGTTGGTACTCTAGTTGCAGTATCTCCAATAGTTGCTGTTGCAGTTAATCCAATAAAATTGGTTGAATCTCTAGTAACTAATTCAACGTCAGTTTTAGTTCCTGTAAATGCAGTATGCTCATTAATAGTAGTTTGATTAACAAAATTTACTGATGAAATATTAGTTGTAACAATAGTTTCGTTTGAGGATTGGTTTCCTAATTTATCTTGTGCTTTGATAAGATAAGAACCCGTCAATAAGGGTAAAGTCAAACTTGTAGCTGGACGACCAATTCTATCTACTAAGTCCACAGAGTTTTGCCATGTAGGATTAACTAAATCTGTACTAAATTTTAAAACATAATAATCTAAATCTAAATCTGATATAGGTGTCCAACTTAATAAGGCTTGATCTCCTAATACATTGATTGCAAAGTTTTCTACATCACTTGGAACAGCAGTTTGACCAATTATTTGTCTTTGTTCTGTAACATAAGTAGATTTAACTCCAAGTGCATTTATCCCACGAACTCTAACTGTATATGTAGCATTATCAATTACATTCAATATTTGGTGTCTTAATGCAATCCCTCTACCTACAACTTTAAAATTATCTACAACAGCAGTTCCATCTCTATCTGTATCTTGTCTTAATTCTACCTCATATTGATCTATAAATTGGTCAGTTGATGCACCAATTAAAACATTTAAACGAGTGATAACTGTACCATCATTATATTCAACAAGATCATCAGTTAATGTAATATTTGCTGGTGGCTGAATAGTAAATGGGTTAGGTAAGTTTGTTGTTGGTATAGTTGTTGCCTCTGCTTTTTCTGACCATTGATAATGATTATCTTGATATTCAACAAGTGATAATCCTACAGTTAAATCTCTATTAAAAGTAATTCCAAGAACTCTAAATGGTTTAGCAGAAAATCCTAAAGAAGAATGTGTAATATTAACTATATCTCCAATCGCTAAATCATAACCATTAAAATCAACATTAATACCTAAAGATAATGCTTCTCTACTTCTTCTAAGTATTACTTCTGCCATTTCTTCAGCTTGATATTGTGAAGTTATTGTTGTGAAATTAAATCTGCCCTCTAATAAGAAACCACCATCTTCTGTTTTCATAGTTGCGTGTTGATCTGCACTTGGTAATACTGAATCATCAATAGGTGGAAACTGTACCTCATCAACTTGGAAATTACGATCTGGGTTCACAAATCCAACTATAACTCTATTGTATCTATCATTCTTTGTAGGTGTAGATAATGAAAAACCACCAATAATATTATCTTCTGTTAAAGTAATTGATGCACTTCCTGTTGTTTCTACAATTAAATTATATTTACCAGCATTATAAGGTAAATAACCTCTACAACCTTTTAAGAACTCTCTTACATTATCTATAATAGGTTTTGAAGTATCTAATGCAGTATTAATATCAAAAATATTTATATCACTACCACCTGAATATGGTGTTACTTGTGTTTCGCAAATTAATGAAGCATCATAAAAAGATTGTAAATCTATTTCACTTACTGCTAATCCTTTTCCATATCTTTCATTTGTTAAATAATCTAACAAACACCATGCTGGATTAGTTTGATAAGTTGCAGATTGTTCAACTAGACTTGCATTATATGTTTTAACTTTCTTACCTTGTATTTTAGCTTGTACTTTTGGTATTCCTGTAAAAGCATCAGGATTCCATTTAAATCTTAATGCTAAATAACATAAGCCAGATAATTTATGATTACTTCCCCAAGATGATAATGTTGAAAGTAATGAAGATGCTGATTGACCATCAGTTCCATAATGAGGTTCTAATCTAATTAAACTTTCTGCACTAGAATCTTCTACACTTGGGTCAGCTTTATAAAAATTACTATCTCCACTATCTACTTCTACTTCTGAACCATCTGATAAACCAGATTCAAATGTAACAACCTTATCATCAACTCTAATTTCTGTTATATCATTTATTTCTCCCTCTGCCATAACAATAGCCATATATAAATAAGTGTTATCTGTACCAGAAGTTTCCATAAAAACTCTAACTCCCCCTGTTAATCTTTCTCCATAAATTACAGGAATATTAGCGTCATTAGATTGTTTATTAATTAAAATACCTTTTTCAAAATCATCAAATTCATTTGTTGCAAAGTCAGGTATGTCAGGTTGTTTTGGTCTTAAAGCCCAACTTAAAAATAAAGATATACCTAAAGATACTAAAGGGTTTCCCCCTGTTATAAAGCTAGTTACAACACCAACTGCTTTTTTTCCTGTATCTACAATAGCATCTACAAATCCACCCATTATATATCCTTAACTACCATTCTTTTAATTTGATTATCTTCTACTCTTAACCATGTAAAATTATCTTTGATGCCTTTAAATTTGTTAGCCATATTAATACACCATTTAAAAATTTTTCTAACATTTGTAATAGCAATAAATTCTACAAATACTAAGTTAGTTCCTGAGTTCCATTCTTTGTAATTTATTTTAGCTGTTTGTTTAAAATGATTAAAAGCATAATCAGATAAATAAGCCCAATTAGTAAAACCAACTAATTTATCATTATGATAATGTTTTTTATATTGATTTAAAAATATACTTGGCTTGATGTGATGTTGTAAATCAAGATCATGCAAATTATCATATTTAGGATAGTTTCTATATAGTGAGATAATATCTTGCATTATTCTCTACCCCATTTAATATCTTGTACTGTTTGAGAACTAAAATCCATACCAACATCTGTACTAAAGAATCTTT